ATTTGTAAAATTATGAGTAATTCCTGAGGAATATATAACATTATCAAAAGGCACTAATGTTCCTGTACTTGTACTACTGCCTGACACAGTATATACTGCAGTATTTGCAAAATGTGCAAAGTTACCTTGGCTTGTAGTAGGCACCCAGTTTGTTCCGTTCCACTCTAGTAAATCACCCGTTGAAGGTGCAGCCGTAGTTGTATCTACATCTGTTAAAATATTAATGCTTCCTGCTGGCCCAGCAGGACCAGTAGCACCTGGAGTAGTTGCTTGTACCCATTGGCTTGAATTTGCATCTGTATAGTAAATATACAATTTATTTGATGTAGAGTTCCACCAAAGTTGCCCAGCTACGGGACTGCTTGGAGCAGCGTCAGAAACTGTTATAGTTGAACCACCCGCAGCACCTGTAGGTCCAGTTTTTCCTACAACTTCTACCCACTGACTTGAGTCAGCGTCTGTATAATACAGGAACAAACCGCCTGCGTCTGTGTTGTACCAAAGATCTCCCGCACTCGGTGAAGAAGGAGCAGAGTCGGAAGTTGTTACAGAGGCTCCACCTCCACCACTTAAGCCACTTACAGCAGACTGTACAAACGCAGTAGTTGCGATTTGAGTAGTATTTGTACCGCTGGTAGCTGTTGGAGCTGTTGGAGTGCCTGTCAAAGCGGGGCTTGCTAAAGGTGCTTTTAACCCTAAACTTGTCGTAACTGTAGTTGCAAAGTTAGCATCATCGTTCAATGCTGCCGCAAGCTCATTTAAAGTGTTTAAAGTTCCTGGGGCAGAATCAACAATTCCTGCAACCTCCGTATCTACATAAGACTTATTTGCTAGCTCTATCCAGTTTCCGCCGTGTGCAAAATATCCGGCTCCCGTAGCGTGTACATGAGCAAACATACCATGATAAGTTGTTGCACTTGGTAAGTCCCCTGTAGTTGCAAACATATTTGCAAAGTATGACTTGCCTGTAGTAATAAAATCACTACTGCCAATGTCCATATCACCAGAGATTCCATACCCGGACAAAGTAGTAGGTGTATTAGACAAATCCGAGAATGATGTAGTTTTTCTAAAAGTATTTTTAGTGTCTGCAACTTGGAGCGCAGTGGCTGCTATAGCTACGCCTGCGAATACATCTGTAGCTGTACTTGCGATTGAGCCGTCATCTTGTACATAGTAGTCTGCATTTAAACTTAAACCACTATATACATTTGCTATACCCCCTGCAAGTATAACATCGACAGCAGCTCCGCTTGAAACAGTAGACTGTGCAACACCAAGCCAGCTGTCTGAATTAGAAATCGAATCAAGACGTACTAAAGTTCCTTTAGTGCCTCCTATAAGGAACATGCCATATCCTGCTCTACTTTCATGAGCTCCAGGATTTGTGCCAGAGCTACTACCACTACTAAAGCTAGTTAGTCCACTGCTTCTTGTAAATGTGCCCGAGCTTGTTAGCGTGCCTAGTCCATTGTAAAGAGTATAACTTTGATATGTTTGATATACTGCATAAACAGCCAAACCAGTACCAGAGCTAGAGAACTGCCAGTGTCTGCTGGTTATATCTCGTCCTGCTACCCAATTAGTATCTATGTCATTTAGTGCGGTTAAAGTTGTACCATTAAATGAAAGAGGCTTAATATGTATTTGTCTTTGAGGGTTTATATCTCCAAAAGCGCGAATGCGATCAAGAACAAATAAACCAGAACCTCCATGATAGTATATATTATTGTAGCTGTTAGCTGTATTTACAGAAAGAGATGAATTCATACTGATAGTAGTACCAGAGATAGTACCGGTAGCATACTCTACAGTTGTGCCTACGGGATCCGCAACTACAATTTTATTCTGAACGTAGAAAATATCAGAAGGAGTGCTAGTAAATCCGGTTATTTCATCATATGTTCCAATTGTTATAGTTGTACCGCTAATTGAAAGAGCAGCTACTTGTATATCGCCATTAGAATCTTCTATAAGCAATAAAGGAGTGTTGTTCGGACCAAGAGTTATGTCTCTTACAATATCTCCGGAGCTTACAGTAGTTGCTGTATTTACTGTCCAAGTTCCAGAAGATTGAGAAACAACACGTAACTGGTATCCAGCGCTAGTGTAGTAAACTAGAACACCTTGAGTTGTGCCTGTTAGATGTACATACTTTACAATTGCTCCTGCAGCAACGCCTTGAACTAAAGTGGTCTCTGAACCTGTTGTAGTTGTTAAGTTTGCAAAATCAGGAGTAAGTATATCTACTTTAATTTCCGAGCCACTTCTAAAGAAGTAATAGTACTTACTATTATAGTCATCATAGCCAATTGATGTTTGGTTGGCAGTGCTTGACTGGAATGTGGTAACAGTTCCTACAGCAGCTGACGATACAGCAACCGAACTTACAGTGCCAGCAGTATCTAGCACAACTGCATCGCCCTGACTTATAGCACTGCTTGATGTGTAAGACTTTTGCGAGTCTCCCCCAGAAAAACTTGAAAATTCACCCTGTACATATGCAGTAGTAGCAATTTGAGTACTATTTGTACCTCCGCTTGCAGTAGGAGCAGTAGGAGTTCCTGTGAATGCAGGAGAAGCTAAAGATGCACCATCAGTAATACCATAGCCAGCCAGAGTTGTGGGCTTACCTGACAAAGTGCTAAATGTAGTACGTGCTACCCAGTCATAGTCGGAGCCGTTCCAAGAGAGCACTTCCCCTGTCGCAGCAGTGCCACGATTTAAGTGAGAATCTACATTTGAATCTCCATAACCTCCGGCACCACTTACTGCCGTCTGAACAAATGCAGTTGTAGCTAGTTGAGTAGTATTTGTACCGGTACTAGCGGTAGGAGCAGTAGGAGTTCCTGTAAGGCTTGGAGATGCTAGTGGTGCTTTAGCTGCCAAACTATTTGTTACAGTTGTAGAAAAATTAGCATCATCACCTAAAGCTGAGGCAAGCTCGTTTAAAGTATTTAAAGCCCCAGGAGCAGAATCAATTACATTATTAATTTGCGTAGTAACATAGCTAGTGGTGGCACCATCAGTAATACCATAGCCAGCCAGAGTTGTGGGCTTACCTGTTAGATCACTAAATGCTCCACTAAATACAGGACTGCCTCCAGTTTGTAAAGTTCCATTTGCTCCTCCGCTCAGAGTTACTTGATTGGATCCAGAACCGATTTTTAACTGGGAGAGTATAATTGAGGAAGAATCCGATTCTAAAGTCTGTGACCCTAGGTGAAGTGTATTGCCACTTAAATATAAGTCTTTCCACTTTGCAGTACTTGAACCTAAATCTCGGGTGCCGTCTCCATCTGGTATAATATCACTATTGACCGAAGATAGATCGGGTGAGCCAATAAGAGTACGAATTTCGGATGCAGTAATTCCAGTGGCAAGACTGGGAGTGCTGCCATCGCTTAGTATAGCAGGTCCAGATCCTGTGCCAGTCTTCCAAGCATTATCAGTTGAGTTGTACACATAAACAACTCCGTTTACTGTAACTGTATCTCCATTACTTGGACTATTTGGGAAGTTATACGCCATTATTTACTCCTAAACTACTGTTTCCGTTAGAGCTGATACTTCTAGTTTAGTTCTTGCGGATTCTATAAGATTATTTATTTTTGTTACATGAATAGCGATTGATTTAAAAACAGCTGCCTCTGTATAGTCGTCTACAGATAGTGGAGCTCGCAACCCCATAATTGTACTTGCTGTAGCTGAAAGCTCTCCATCTACAACAGTGTAAGAAACTTCAGCATGAGTTATTTTATTCTCGCTATTTGTATAATATTTTACTACTTGTAACATAACTTACTCCCAACTTTCTTTACTAACAGGTTCGGAAGCTCCACCCCCTCCAGTCGACGGGCTGTGTCCAAATCCTTCTACAATTACTAATCTTGTGGTATTCTCTTCAAAAAACTTTCCTCCGTCAATTTGTAAAAAACCGGGGCCAACTTCAGGACGGTCAACAGCTACAAGATTAGTTACATTGTTGCCAAAAAAAGTAGCTCCTTGTAAAAAGTTTGTAGAATGAACTGGGTGTTGAGTAATTATAAGATTATCAACATCTTGAGCGGTTCCTGAAACTGTCATTTGTAGCGCAGCCATTTTTAAGTTCTCTTAATTAATAAAGCTGTTAAAGGGCGGATAGTAAGACCATCATTTGTGTTTAGATAAACATAAGTATCGCTTCCAATTGTAACAGTGTCTCCATTTGCGCCTAAACCTGCAGGAACTCTCCAGACATTACAAGGAGTAGAAAAATCAAAAATATCATGATTTAAGTTATTATCATTTGCCCAAAAAAGCTTAAATAATGGTAATCCTGCATTTCCGGAAGAGTCATACGCTATAGCTGTCTGCCTGCCCCAGCCTTTATCTACGTTAACAGTATCATCATATTGTCCGTCTATTGACCAAGGACCCCATAGTGCCATTGATCCGGACATCGGATTTGCTCCCCAAGCACTCCCCCAAGATTGTCCATAATGTGTTGTAGTCCATAAAGTATTATCACCATATTGAGTGTTGTTTGAACGAGTACTTGCATTACGAACAGCGCGACCCCCGCCATCAATTCTATTACTGTCTCCCGAATTAATGTGCCATCCTGTTGCTCGAATTTTTCCGTACCAACTGGGATCATAGGAAAAGTTTGATTCAGAAAATTGAATAAAGGAATAAGACGTTGATTGATCGTCCCATATTGCTGAACTGTCTCCTCGATATGTTACATGTTCAGAAATGTTCATTCCGTTGAAAAGATCACAGCAAAATATTTGAGCAACAGGTACAAGAGTTTGCGCAGTTGTAGTAGCAGTTTCAGTAAATTCTGCATTCATCATCCAAACGACATGATTGTTACCGTCTTTTCCGAGCATAAGAATACGAGTTGAGTCTGCAAAAATATGAATTCCTTGAGCAGAGTGCTCAGTATTTCCACAAATACCGTAGCAATCGCCAGTAGAAGAACTAGTGCCAGTGTAGCCATTACCCCACATTTCTGTAGCAGTGCCAGGATCAAGTACACTTGACAAAGTAAATGCAAAGTCGTCGCCAGTTACTACAGAGGAATTTGACCAGTTACCATTGCAACTAAGCCCTGCATATTTTGTTTTGGAAGAAGTAATGCAAGTTGCTTGCATAATAAAATTTGAATCTGTGGATGTACTAACAGCAGTACCTGAGGTAGGAAGAGTGTTACTAGAGTGTAAACTCCAGCCACTATTTCCTCCTACAACAGTTGAAGTATTTGTATCAATAAATTCGAGACCTGTAAGACTTGCAGTACTCGAAGTACAGCTAGTAATTAGTCTTGTAATATCTCGAATTTGGGCTCCCGTAGATGTATTACCGGGAAAATATAAATGAGCGTACATATATTGTCTCCTTAATTAAATGTAAACACTAGGTATAAGTTTTCTCCGGCTGTCGAAGAGCCTACCTGAGTTATATCAATAGTTAAATAATCATTTGCAGATATTGAGTGTGACAAAGAGGTTACATTACCTGTTGTGTCACCATCAGCTACACTTACCGTTTGTAAGTTTGATCCGTTTTTCTTTACTTGAACAGTTACTGCTGCTCCCGCAGGTGCAGTATCTACATAAGCATGAATACTTTTTAGAGTATATGCTTTTTGTAGATAAAGTCGTTTTGTGCCGGTATTTGTTGATAAAGTATCGTCAAATCTATAGGCTTTTATAAATTCTTGTACTGGTTGGGCAACCCAATCATAATCACTACCATTATAACTTAGTACCTCGCCCGTAGCTGCAGTACTTGTATTTAAGTGCGTATCTACACTTGCATCATTATAACTACCTGCTGCAGTTACTTCTTGCTGTACGAATGCAGTTGTTGCAAGTTGTGTTGTATTTGTTCCAGAGCTTGCAGTTGGTGCTGCTGGAGTTCCTGTAAAAGTCGGAGAAGCAAGGGTTGCCCCGTCCGTAATACCGTAACCAGATAAAGTAGTGGGTTTATTTGTAAGTCCGGCAAAAGTCCCATCAAAACCACTTGGATCAACAGAACTTGGATTTGTCTGTACCCACTGGTTTGAGGTTCCATCAGCGTAGTACACATAAAGTACTAATGCATCATCATCAAACCACAAGTCCCCGGCAGATGGACTGCTTGGAGCACTTCCCGAAACTGAAACATTAGCACCAGCACTAAATCCTGAGACAGCACTCTGTACGTAAGCTGTAGTTGCAATTTGAGTAGTATTTGTACCGCTCGCAGCTGTTGGTGCTGTTGGTGCTCCGGTTAGTGCGGGACTTGCAAGCGGCGCGGCATCTGTTATACCATACCCTGACAAGGTAGTGGGCGTGCCTGTAAGAGCACTGAAAGCGCCGCTAAATATTTCTGATTGATTTGCTAGCCTAACCCAGTTACCTGCGTGAGCAAAATAAGCTGCTCCCGTTGCGTGAACGTGGGCAAACATACCATGGTATGTACTTGCATTCGGCAGATTGGACGTTTGAGAAAATACGTTTGAAAAATACGCCTTACCTGTTGTAATAAAATCATTGCTACCAATATCAGCATCTGCTCCTGTAGTCAGAGCATCTGTAATACCGTACCCAGATATAGTAGTTGGCTTACCACTTAGAGAGCTAAAAGCACCGTCAAAAGCATCTGTAATACCATACCCAGCTATGGTGGTTGGCTTACCTGTCAAAGAGGCGAAAGATACTGAAGTTAAAAAGCTACTTAAGTCAGGAGGAGTATAGCTAAATACACCACTAGAATTGTTATAACTAAGAGTGCCTCCGCCTGAAGCAGTGTTTGAAGTAACACTAAAGTCTGTAAGACTTACTGTACCTGCTATCGCGGTCTGCACAAAAGCAGTTGTTGCAATTTGAGTACTATTGCTAGAGCCCGCTGCTGTGGGTGCTGTGGGCGCTCCTGTAAGAGCAGGACTAGCTAGAGGAGCTTTTAATGCTAAATTATTAGTAATTGTTGTGGAGAAGTTAGGATCATCTCCTAAAGCTGCCGCCAGCTCATTTAAAGTGTCTAAAGCTCCCGGGGCAGAATCAATTACAGCATCTACTTTTGACTGTATATCAGAATCTTGCAGTGTCCAAACTGGATGCCCGGATACAGTTAGAGTTATATGGGAGTTAGAGCTATTAGTGGTACCTTCTGAGGTAAAAGTAAAGCTCTTAATTTTTGTATCTAGTGCATTACCCGTAGCCCTACTAATAGAGTTAGAGTCTATTGTTGCTTGTGTATTATCAGCATAAGTTACAATGCCCAGTGTAGGGTCATTAACTCCGGTACTAGAAAAAGACTCTATAAATATTGGAGCTATAAAAGAAACGGATCCACTGGGAAGGCCTGTTCCTAGCTCTAATCTGGTATCAGATGCTCCAGCAGCAGGAATTGTAATACTAGATGAGCTAGTAGAAACCATACTGCTATCGAGAGGAACTGTAGACGTAGAGGGGATGGATTTATATAAGCCACCTGCATTTGTGTCTATCCAAATCTCATCAAAAGCAGAAAAAGTTGGAGCACCGTCTTGAAAATAAACAGTATTATTAGTATCTATATTATCTTCAATGGCGGTGTGAACAAAGCCAGTTGTTGCAATCTGAGTATTATTTGTTGCTAATGCTGCAGTAGGAGCAGTAGGGGTTCCTGTTAGAGCCGGGCTTGCTAAAGGTGCTGCATCTGTGATGCCATACCCCGATAAAGTAGTGGGTCGACCTGTTAGAGACCCAAAAGCACCATCAAATGCGTCTGTAATTCCAAACCCGCTAATTGTAGTAGGAACTCCAGTTAAAGAGCTAAATGCTCCATCAAAAGCATCGGTAATACCGTAGCCCGATATAGTAGTTGGCTTACCAGTAAGAGCGCTAAAAGACCCGTTAAACGCATCTGTAATTCCATAGCCTGCTATAGTTGTGGGTGTTCCTGTTAAGGAACTAAATGCTCCATCAAAAGCATCAGTAATACCATAACCACTAATAGTAGTTGGCTTACCTGTTAAAGAACTAAATGCACCATCAAATGCATCAGTGATACCGTATCCTGCTATAGTCGTAGGTTTGCCTGTAAGTTGAGCAAAAGATACAGTTGTTAGTGCATCTGTGATACCATACCCTGCTACCGTGGTAGGGGTAGAAGCAATATCAGCAAAAGTTAAAGTGTGATTTACAAAGTTTGTTCCATTATACTTTATAAACTGATTATTAGCTAAACTTGAAATAGAAACATTTGATAGATCATCAATCGCAGCATTTACAGGCATAGCGTCTGTAATGCCATATCCTGACAGGGTTGTGGGAGTTCCTACTAGAGAACTAAATGCCCCATCAAATGCATCTGTAATACCATAGCCCGCTATAGTAGTGGGCTTATTAAGTAGATCAGAAAACGAGAGAGGGTAGACAACATAATCAAGAGAATTCCAAGCAGTACTACCGTCGCCCAGCTTAATTTTACTGGTATTAGTCTCTACTCCCAACTCTCCAGAATTAAGAGTAGGATTAGTTGTAGACCAGTTGCTGGAAGTATCTCTTCTTAGCTGTATTCTTGCTGCCATTATGCGCTGCCTCCATCAAGAAAAATTATTATATCGTTAGAAACAGTTGTTGCCGTTCCTCCATCTACAATAAAGTTTACTGTGCCTCCAGTACCACCTCCAGTACCTGATTGATTTTGATTTATAAATTTTTGAGCAGAGATACTATATGCAAGGACTTGCCCGTCTTGCAAAGTACCAATATCTACATCTGACAAATCACCAATTTCTTGTGCCCCTGCTAAATTTTGTACAAAAGCAGTTGTAGCAATTTTGGTGCTGTTATCAGTAGCACTGGGAGTAGGAGCAGTAGGAGTTCCTGTTAAAGCAGGGGAAGCTATATTCGCTTTGGCTGCTAAATTATTAGTTACTGTCGTAGCAAAATTTGCATCGTCTCCGATTGCAGCTGCAAGCTCATTTAGAGTATCCAAAGCTCCAGGAGCTGCATCAATTACGCCCAATATTTCTTGATCGACATACTGGGTTGTAGCATACGGACTGAGATCCGGGGGAGTAAATGTAAAAGTACCTGTAGTATTATTATAAGATAGGTTACCGCTACCGCTGCCTACAGCAACATTTGAAGAGCTTAGATCTTCTAGCCCAATCTTGTTTTTTCCTAAAATATAGGTATCTAGGTTAGATTGAGTAAATAAAAATATTTGAGTTGTGGACGTTGCCACACCAATTTTTTGCGTAGTAGAACTTTTAGTTTGAGTAATTGTTCCGTTTTGGTCAATATGAACAGCATCTCCGGTAGTTAATCCAGAAAACCCATTTATCAAACCGTTAATTACTACGCCAACACTGCTTGTGCCACTTACAGATTGTGTGGAAAATCCTATAAAAGCAGAGCTAGTAGTTGTACTTGTTACTTTTACTACAGTGCCATTAGACCCTAATTTTACAGGGTCATTAGCAGCTATTGTCCCTCCTGAAGTGAAAGTTCCTACTAATCTTTCACCTATTTGAGCTACCTCTGCAAATCTTTGGTCTACTATTGTATTCGCAAAAGAGCTAGGTATTTCATTATCTTCTGTACCTATTGAACTATTTTCGGGTATCAATAAACCGCCAGAAGTTGTTTCTGAAAGAGAGGCTTCTCCAATTGTTACGGTGCCGCCTGCAAATACACCTTCTTTTGCGTACACATACTCAAAAGCATTTGTTGTAGTACCCAAACTACTTCCTGAGAAATACCTTATTGGATTCGCATATCCTGTAGCAGCATAAAATAAGGGGGTTGACCCTGTTGCCTTTATGCTGCCTTTGATGTAAGCATTTCTCCATCCGCCGGAGGAAGCACCTAAATCAACATTTGAGCCGCCACCAGGAATCAAACTTCTGTTGAGAGTACCAAATTCTCTTAGCAAATACTGAGTGGTAACTACATCTGAGTTGTTTTGATTTGCAAGACTTGGAGTAGCAGCAGCAAGTATACCCCCAAAGGTTCCTCCTGTACTTTTTTGTACAAAGTTTAAGTTACCATTTGAAGTATAAAGATCTGCTCGAATATCATCGATTCGATCTGTTTCAGACTCAATCTCATGAGTCCAGTAAGTAAGTTCTCTTTCTAAACTAGCTACACCTTGCTTTAGCTGAATAAAGTTTTGATCTACTTCGAGTACAGTTAGTAGCTCTTCGTTGGGTTTGTGAGAGACTGACTGAGCCTCTCCTGCCCCCAACGGAGTAGTAAAACTTGATAGAGGTATAGTGTAGCTTGCATCCGTATCTTTAGTAACAATATTAATATTCTTACTAATTTGTGTTTCCCAACGGCCTGTAACAGTATTCCAGACATATGTAATGCCATCGACTGTTACAGGACTGCCTACCCCGTTAGCAGGTAGGCTTGAGGAAGTTCTCGGATGCGACATTAAACTTCTTCTTTACTTATGTCAAATCTTGAAGCTGAACTGACCAAGTAATTTGCAGAGTGTCTGCGGTGGCTTTGTTTACTGGGTCGAAAGTTGTACGACACAGCATAGTTTGAGTAAGAGGCCCACGAGTAAAGCCATATGCAGCAGCAGTTACTGTCTTACCATCTTGAGTAAGTACACCCTCAACAGGATTGTGATCTGTACCGCCAGTCAAGGTATAGTCAATAGTTGTGCCTGTAGCAGTATTGGCGCGCGTATCAATATGGGCCAGTTCTGCATTGTTTGCATCACTACCTGTATAGGAACGATCGCCTACGTCAAAGATACCAAGATCTTGAACGTGCTTATTGAAAATACCCGCTTCTGTAATTGGATAGATTCGATTAAGTGGCGCACGGCTAGTTCCTGCTGTAGTATTAAATCTGTCATAGTCCTGCTCTGGACGAGGATTATTTTCTTTAAATGTTGCAACATATACAATACGATCGCCATTTTTCTTTGCGCCTGCAACAGCATTAGGTGCATAGGTACCTGAAGCAAAATCATAGTTTAAGAAAGTGCCATAAGCGGCCAAAGCGTCACCAGATACTCCGGTGATTGTAAGACCTCCTCGAACACCGTAGTTGTTTTCTTCTGGCGGATACCCTTCGGGAGTGCCGTCTTTATCGTTCGCAACAATACTAGATCCTACTAGCTGGCCTTGGAAAATACCGTCTACAGCCGTACCAAATTGCACAAACTCCGTCCCTCGAGTAGTAGCTGTATTAGTTCCTGCGGTTGTTGCAGCACCTACCGCTGTAGTGCCTGCGGGCTTGTCTTCCTCTGCTCCAACAAATGGGAATCTTGCCACACGAGTCATAGTACTTCCAGAAGAGTATGCTGTGCCATCAAGAACAGCAAAACCTGCTTCATCAATAGTGGTTGGTACACTAAGATCCCCTGAAGGGTTGGCAGTCAGATCAATAGGTAGACCATCTGCATCAGTGTGAGCTAGTTGAATGTTATATTCTATATCTCGCTCATAAAAAGCACCAATCTGACCACGAGTAATTCCTAGCATTCCCAAACCTAATTCTGTGTATACGCCGATGTTATCAACAGAAGAGTACTCGTTTGAAGCACCCAAGCCGCGAAGTGCAGCAGCCGCAAATGGGCCTGTAGAATGAGTCGTGCCTGTAGGGGGTTCAAACACAGATCTATCATGTGTATGAGTAGGATGAGAAGGACTTACATTATAGCTTGTAAGTGCAATACGATCTACGTACTCTACATCAATGTGCACATCGGTGTTAGAAGCGCCCGGCTGGTTGCTGACTGGCAAAGTTCCGCTTAAAGTAACAGTAGTAGCTGTTGAATTAGGGGTGCCTGATTCAATTTTAGTAATTTTTAAATTACTTGACTTAACATTATCACTACTTCCGCCAACAGGTCCTGTATTTGAAGTACCACCTGTTATGCCGTTTACACGTAGTCCTACACGCAAACGCTTTAGAGTGTCACCTCCGTCACTACCTGTAGTAAATATAATCTGACTATTGCCAGATCCATCTGTAGAGTGCATATTTGTACTTCCATCTTGCTCCATATGTACATTTACAAGAGGTACATAATCCGTAGCAAGTGTAGTATCTTTCATTAGCTGAACACGAAACCCGCGCTCATCTTGCAGCATACGGTCATAAGACTTAGGAATAGCTGCTTGCTTTCTAGCATTTTTTAAGTTAGTTCCGCCGGAATCTGTAATACCAGTAATGGTGGGAAGGTTATCAAAGTCTGTGTGATTGTAACGATCTTTAGCGCTACGAGCAGCAGCTCCGATTCCGATTGCCATATGGCTCATCATTCGGGGCATTTTATGCTTGCCTGCACGATCCTGCCCGTCATCAATCATACGACCGATAATGTGAGCGATACCATCCTTCGTAACTTTGTTACGAATTGTTTTGTGTTGCTTTACCCTTCCATCTTTATCACGAAGGACTAGGTTTACAACACCTTTTAAGCGACAATCGTCTATATACATTTAGGTTCTCCTTTAAAATTGGCGTGATCTGCCAGGTGGTATTGTAGCAACATATGGCTGTAAAAAATATGCTCCTTTGGTGTACTCTTCATCCCTCATCCAAACGTATCCTTTTTCTGAAGTTGAGAGTGTGTCTCGAATACCGTCAGTTTTCTCTTGAAATTTTCTTAACGCTTCGTCCTGTATACCAACTTTAAACTCTTTAATCTTGTTAAAAAGGTATGGATTAAAGCTATCATCAGTTAAAAATCTTTCAGTTATAATTTCTGCAATTGCAGGTGTTAATATAGCACTTGTTAGTTTACTTTTTTCAACTACTGGCTTCTTAACATCTTTTACAACATCAGTCTCAATTTCTAGTAACTCAAAAGGCACCTTATTGAAAAGTAAAACTGAGGTTTCTTTTATTCCCATTTTAGATGCAGCACTTCTAAATCTAGGAGTAAGTACTGTATCTTGCAACTTTAGTTTTTCAATTCGAGGCTTATTTACTTCTTTTTTAACCTCTTGAACTAAACTTAAAAACTCTAATATTTGAGTAGCAAATAAGAATACAACATCTCCTATTCCTGCTGCATCTCTGTCTTTGCTACGTACTCCGGCTCTATCAGTAAAAACTCTAGCTTGGGAGGCTAGAGTGTTGTCATCGAGCTTTGCTACTTCTGGTAATATGATTCTTTTGTTTAAAAATCTTGCAAGTTGTGTTCTTAAATTTGCAACAGTAAACAGTCTTATAGGCATCTCTAATTTGATAAGCTCATCAAATATTAGCTTTTCTACAAAAAGTTTCGCCTTAGGCGTTAAAATAGAGTTTACTGTTTTTAACTCTTCTTTTTCAACAAGATTTGGATTAATAAAAGCTCTTACAATAGTATTCGCTATATCTGCTGCACGTTTGTCTGACTGCTTCCTTGTAGATATTTTTGTAAATAATCTGTCAGGAATATACTCTGACTTTGAGGGGCGAAGCATAGAATCTCGTACATCGTACTGCTCTAGTATACTTCTGTTTACATCAAAGAACCTAAATATAGAACTATTAAGTAAATCTTCTGCAGGCTTTCCTGTTTTCTTTCTAGTAGAAGATTTTGCCCCTACTCTATCTGCTTCATAAATTGCTCTTGCAACTAAATTATTTGTTCGTATATTTATCGCAGAATTTTTTACTAACTCTACTTTTCTTGATACTTCATCTAGCAGATTTAGCAATTCTTGTTTTTCAATTTCTGTTCTTAAAAAGTTACTCTCTGATACAAAAACTCTATCTGTGTTAGTACGAGCTTTTGGTACTAAAATCGAGATTCTTGTATCTATAATCTCTTTAAACTTTTTACTTGGAGCTGCTTTAAGTAAATTAAATAAAATAAGCAGTTCTTTTGGGTCTGAGCCTCTTCGAAGCTGAGGAGGAAAGTCTTTAATACCTAGTCTTTCTACCTTTGTAACACTTCGAGGAGTTAGTATTGCGTTTTGTAATCCTACTCGATCCGTTTTTCTAGAGCCTACGTCTTTCTTTTGTATTTTATCAAGTATAGTGACTACTTCTTTTTTCTGTATTCGCGCTTCTTTTGAAATCGCTTGAAGTAGGTCTAATTCTTCTACAAATTTTTTGTGCTCTAAAAACTCTTGGAAGTCTTTAGTATTTAACGTATCTTGTAGCTTAAATGCTTTTAAAAACTTTAAAAATTGATCTATCTCTACTACGTCCCTAAGAAGCTTTCCTGCTCGTCTTGATACGTCTTCTCTTTCCTCTACGACGTCTTTGAACGCTTTATCTTGAGAAAAAGAAATAACATCTACAAGTTTTAAGCTACTTGTAAGTTGTTCTTTTAGTAGTATAAACAGGTCTAGCTGTACATCAAATAAGCTAGGGCTATTTATTAATGAAGCTGCTCCAAGTAGTGTAGGGCCTGTTTTAGTGACTCCTGCAAATAAGGGGTCATTTTGAACAATTCCTTCTTCTAATCTAGGTCCAGTAGTGTTTTTAGCTAAAAGCTTGGGATTATTTTTCAACTCAGATAGCAAAATTGAAATTCTGGTATCTATAGTCATTTTAAATCCTCAAACTTAGGCGCACTACCTCCGAGCTTTTTAATAACGGCACATTCCTAAGTATATTTTCGGAAACTGGAGCATCTAGCACTACTGGATCCGCATTAGGAGTATTGGCTTTGGCCGATTTTAGTCCAGGAAAGTTTCCTAGATTGGGCTTCATTGTAAATACAAAACTCTTTTTCATGACTAGAAGTCATCTCGAACCTTAATATCAATAAGCTCAAACACGCTCATAATTTGACCATCCGACAAAGTAAACTCTATCTCTGCTTCATAAAATCCTTCAGTAGTAGCAGAATCTGTTAGAAAGTCACTTAGTGGAAAAACTAAAACTCCTGTAGAAAGAGAAGATTCTACAGTATCCAAAGGAATAGTAGAAATTATAGCTGTTGTTCCCTTCTTACGAACACGCAAATTTGTATTGGATGAGCCGACAAAGGCCGCCCCTGTATCGGAACGAGTTACAGTTGCTTTAAGCTGAGGACCTGTATCGCCTTTTACGACTTGAATTATATCCATTTGTTTTCAACGTACTCCTTAGGGAGGCTTTTAATATTTAATTAGAATGATTATACCAACACCGACATAAAATGTCAAGATCTTTTTTTCTTAGGGGTGGTAGTTTAGGATGGCCACGCCGCATCACAGACTGCACGAACTTGCGTTGTTTCGCCTGTATAATCGTCGCCTTGTGTTATTGTGTATCTGTGGAAATTGGTGCTAATTACTGTCCCACTTTCTGATATTTCTATCTTTTCTCGTACATGAACATTTACAACTGCGTTACCGTCTTCATCTTGAGCATGTACGATTTCTATTTTATCTTTTGTTGTCGTTTTTGTGAGCGACATTTTATTCTCCTTTAAGCTGTTTTATAAGTAATACTAAACCTTACCCCCGTATATGCGTTGCTAGTTTGAGTAGTTCTTAAAACATTTCCTACTGTCTGCATATTTTCTCCGCCTCCCGTAGCAGAAGGCAAGATGATAAATCCATAAGTACTTCCTGGGTTTACTGTAAAATATGCTCCTCGCATAGAATTCGCAGCTCTACCAGTAAAGTTAATACTAGTAGAAGGAAATTGAACATAAGTACTCGCTACTGTAAAGGGAAGATTTCTAACATATAAAAAATTACTTGAATTTAATCCGCTTGGGTTTATATTTTGTGCAGGACATGAAACGTGTACTATGTCGCCTATTTTTGTATAGGAACCTGTGCCTGCAGTACTTGCCGTAACGTAATTTCCTCCTGAAGCCGCGTCTGCAAAATGTGGTGTCCAAGTACCTTCCTCGTAGTCATCAAGAGCTCCGCTGTTTGAGGAAGTTCCGCTAAAAGTAATCCCGCCATACGTCTGCAAGGTCTGATCGCTGTTTATACGTAAGGCTTCTTGAGCATTTGTAAAGAATCGAAAACGATCGCTAGAGTGCTGGTAACCAATTTGGCCCACATTTGAATCAGCGCTATCACCAAAATACATCCAGTTATCTGCAGTTGTACCGCCAACTTGCATTCGTAAGAAGGTGTCATCTGAGCTTCCGGTTGCCGTTGTTCTAAGCCTAAGTATGGCGTCACCAGTATCCTCCTCGATATCTAGGTTGAAGCCAGATGAAGGGGTGCGACCAATGCCTACATCACCATTGTCAGTAATACGAACGGCTTCTGTACCATTGGTATTAAAAATCATCGCATTGTCAGTATGATTATACTCTATTTTACCTACATCATCAGCGCCAGCGTCACCAAAGTAGATAAAATTACTGCCTGTTGTACCACCAATTTCATTTCTAAGAATAGTATTTGCACCATTACTTAAAGTAAAAAGCCTCATTTGAGCACTCAGCGAGCCCTCTCGTACATCTACCATATACTGCGGGTTGGAAGAAAAAGTTCCTAGCCCGACTTTTGAGCTTCTAAGAGTTACGAGTTGATTGCTTGCTTGAATTAATCTAACTTCATCGTTGTCCGTTGCTGCTTCGACTTGTACTTTTGTATCCCCATCCGCATCTTGTATTACATTAGAGGAGCCCGAACCTCCTCCAGACGATGCTATTGTAATAGTATCAGTATTAGCATCTGTAGTAAGTGTAATACCGGTGCCCGCTGCAAGTGTTAATACATCTGTAGGAGAATCTGCTACTACATTACTTTGCCCAGAAACAGCAATAGTACTAAACATGTTTCGTGATGTTGCTACCCAGTTTGTACCGTTATACTGTAAAAATTGATCCGCTGTAGGGCTGCCTGCGCTAACATCAGTTAAATCGTCCATACTTAAAAAGCTATCTTTAGCTGTAATAAGCCAGTGTGGATCTGTTCCTCCTCCGGGTGCATTATATACTAAAATTTTGTCTTGCCCTGCAGTTCCCAGAATGTCATTGAAAACACTAGGTTGTAATGAAAGAGTCTTGGCTACCCAATTTCCGCTATTATAACTTGCATGTTGCCAAAGAACTTTTGGTCTTGTTACTTGCAATCCAGTCAGGCTTACATCAGTGTGGTCTCCCAGACCTTGATTTCCAATCGCCGTAGTGATATCTACGTTTTCAAATCTCGCAGTGGCTGAGTTATATTGCAATACTTGGTCGTCTGCAATTGAAGTTATATTTACATCAGATAAATTACCTATAGCTATATCTGCTCCCACATCACTAGCAGTATCGTATTCCCATTGCTGATTGCTTGCATTATAACGTAGAAAAAGTCCCGTTGCAGTAGGAGCAGTATTTGTTACATTACTCAAATCCTGTAAACGTACATAAGTACTTGTAACAGTTCGTAAATCTTCAAATCCATAAACGTTTCCAGTTTTTGGTATTAAAACTTTAAACGAGCCAGAACTAAAAGCAGTTCCAGTAACATCTGCTAAATCATCTAAATTTTCTACACCAGCCCCAAACTCTACTGTGCCATTAGATGCTACTCTAAGAACTTGGCCCGTACTTCCTCCGTTTACAGATAAGTTGGCAGCATCAATATCTATAACAAGATCTTGTCCATCCCAAGTTACTTTTTCATTGTTGGGGTCGCCTATTGCAACTCTACACTTTCTAGCTGCTTCGTCAAAGCCAAGCCACCAACCAATACCTACATCATAACCTGTTTTGCCACATTTTATATTTCCAGCACCGTCGAATGTTATTCCACCACCACTTTCGTTGATAGTAATACCTTCATTTAACCCTACATCAGTCATGTCCTCTGGATTAAGATTTGCGGTATCTCCAGTAGATGTAGAGTCAATATAAAGTTCGAATTTAATTTCGCTAGTTGCGCTCATTATGTTGGCCTCGATATATCAGCAACGATTGCATCTTTTGTAGCATCTGGTCTAAATGCTGCAACATATAAATTTGTTAGGTTTTTTGCCGCTTGAAAGTTTCTGTCGATTCTAAGAACTGTATTTGATTCTACTGATGTAACTATGGCGGCGTCTCCCAAAGTTTCCCCTAGAGTAGATAAATTAGCTAAACTAATTACATCTCCTATAGTAACTTCTGATAGAAAAGAGGTACCAACGCCTTCTAGCTTTGTGGAGTTTGCTGCTAAAGTAGCTGAAGTCATAGTAAGTGCTGTCCAAGCATTTGCCATAGTATCGTTCGCATCTCTCCAAAAAGCAGCAGTATTTCCATTGGCAGTAGTGTCCCACTCCCCTAAAAAGACTTTTGGAACGCTTTCATCAAATACAACATATAACTCTCTAGAGTCGTTATCTACCACTGTTGATAGGTCTACACTTCCGTTTGGCGATTCCAAGTTAATTGTTACAAAATCACCTGGATTTCTGTTGGAAGCAACGTCTACAGGGTACTTTTCGAACTTAAATACCTCACTACCTAAGTCTCCCACAGTATTATCCGAAGATATTTTAAAGTACTCTATAGAAGATACATCCCCACTTCCGGTAATGGTTTCTTCCGAAGCACCTTGAACATATTTAAAAGTTTTACCTGTAGCCTCTGTCTTAAACACCTCACCGGAATTATCTGTAGTTGTAGTAATAGTTTGATTGTTCCACTTATATTCAAATGTAATGTGTCCATCTGTATAAAGAGTTTTTGCTACAAAAAAGTGAGGGGAAGTAGTTCGAGAATACTTTTGTGCAGAAGTTCCCGTAGCTTGTCTAATTATAACTCCACGTTCAGATGCAGTAATCCACTTAGGGATTCCGTGAGTATTTTCTGCATTTTCACTTCCAACGCTCGGGCTTTCTGCAGTATAGTCTACTGAGACCCAGTCTGATTTATTTCCCTTTAATGATAAAGTTCTTACAAAAAACTTGTATCTATTAGGAAGAACACCTTCAAAAGTTTTAAACGTATCACTTTGAGTAAATGCAGTAATATCTCCCATACCATTAGTAGCTACCTCATAACCATTAACAAACGAATAATCTTCCGGAGGGCTCCAAGTTAGTAATAATTTACTGTCGGGGAAAGAGCTTGGACCTGCCGGAGCAATAACAAGATCAATCGGAGGAGGAACTTCGTCAGGTTCTTGTTCGGGAGCAGTTTCATTAGACGGTACTACTCCTAAGTCGTACTGCTCTTCTACTGAAACAAATTTTTCATTGAAATGCTCGGCTGCTGAAATTGTAAATACGTTTTTATCGTCTTTTATTACTGATAAAACTTTATACAATTTTGAGGTCCCTTGAGCTCCGATTTCTTTTATGCCCCATGTTGCTCCGGCTACAGGAGTTTCTGCAAATGTTGCTCCTCCTGATAAACTAAATGTATTAGTAGTAGACCCGGGATTAGTTATTGCATAGCCTCTTGCGGTAATAAAAGGCTTCCACTCAACACTGAGAGGAATACCATTTGCATCAAAAGCATTTGTTGCTACGGTTTCCGTATCCAAAGTTGTAAGAGTCAGAGTATCTAATATACCATTATTGTTTGCATCAGTATAGTTAAAAGCTTCAGGTAAAACATCCCCTCGAGAATAACTCACCCCATTTATAGTAATATTTGCAGCTCCTGTGTATATTGCTGCGGGAGCAGTACTAACAACATGAACTTCATAGCTGCTGCCTGAATTAAATGGTATTTGTCTATCCGCCGTAATGCTTGAAGACGTTGCACTAGAGATTCTTCCACTGTGGCTGATGCCTTTTCTATCTGCATCTTGCAAGTTTATAATATCACCGGGTCGAATATAGTTGCCTTCAAGAGAAGTTGAAAAGTGAACGACTTCGTTCTGGTTTTGGGCGGTCCATAGCTTCCATTTACCGTATCTAATTGCTTGGCTTTCAGATGTGCATCCATACGCCACTACCTCTGAAGTAATAACTTTATTTTGCTTTATAATATCTGAATTATCCTCTACTATTAATGGTGTAAGCTCATAGTTAATCGTAGGATCGTTCCAATTTACAATAATTTGATTTGGACGAGCTTTTATAGAAGTAGATTCATAACTAAATCTACCTTCTATAACATTTGCTTTTGAAAAAGTAGCTACAGGCTCTTGAGGAACGTCTTGAACAACCGTAAGCTTTCCATCCATCCAATATAGCATAGAAGTAAAAGCGCTAACCATATCTTTTAATACTTTGTATACCGGAAGAGCTTTTGTTAAAAGAATATTCATTCGGAAACGGGGCTCCATTCTACTAACTAGCCCTGTTCCTGTAGGAATTTTTCTTATTCTAACTATAGAGTTAACAGCATAACTAACTCCTGAGGTTTTAGCTGCATCATTCCAGTCAGTGTTTCCTGTGCTTGTAATTTTATAATATTCCCCTCTTACAGCAGTAGTTGCTGGAATTTCTTCATTAGTATCAACTAATTCATCACAAAACTTTGATACTCTATACAGCGCATATTTATCAATATCGGTATCTTTTATCCACTTGCCCGCCCCATAGCGATTATTAGTTACAATATCATAAAAGATCCAAGCAGGGTTATCTGTATACTCTAACTCATCTTTAAAAGTCCCATCCCAAAAACTACCATAAACAGCTTTTCCTGTTGGGGAGGACTCTCGAGGAGTGTATGCAGTAGGTACTTGTACTAGTTTTCCTCTAATTTCATAGCTTCTTTTTGGGGGACTATTAAAATTTCGAGAAGAAAAAGTAGAATTAACTATTGCAGTATAAGGGTAAGAAAAAGTATCTTCAATAAAAGACTGCAAAGTAGTAACTTGAGAAGCTAACTGAACAATCCACTTATCTTTATCCGTGTGTCTTCCATGTGTTCCATCAGAGTAGACAGGTAAACCAATATGGCGAGTAACTCGAAATATTTTAATTCTAAAATTTGTAAAATTTTGGTCTCTATAGGGGGTTAAATCAACAATATGTTGAAAAGACAAAGAAGCTGATTTTTTGCCTTTATGTTTTAAAAGACCTCCAAAAACAGAGCCCGCAGGAGTCCAAGTACTAGAACCTCCTAGTTGAAGTTCCATCCTTACATCATAAAAAGCATACCCAGTATACTTGTCACCATTTTCTTGATTTGTAATCATTATACCTTGTGGGTATACAATACTAAAGCTAACCTTATCTGCTTCGTTAATTTTTGCAGCGGTATTTAGTCCAAAATCAGAAGTGTTTAGAATTGTAGGATCTAAATTAGTATCGCTATAGTCTGGAGTACCAGGATAATCATCATTATCTGCGGTATTTGGCATACCAGATTGATCATATAAGGTAACAGAGTTAGAAGTAGCACTACTAGGATTCAAAAACTTAAGATTCGGAAGGTTTATTCCGTTTGTAGAGCCTTGTATTACTGTTGAACCGCCAACTCCGCCTACATCTTTTATAGGTTCCTGATCCAGCCATCCTGTAGCTTCTTGAACATACAGATTATCCACTTTCGCCACGGGGGTGTCTGGATCAAATGTATTGGATCCAGTTGTGCCTTCTTGGAAGTTATATTGATGTTGGCCTCCTAATGTGAAGGCAAAGGTTCCATTAAATGAAGTAGCAACTGTAATCGTGCCTGCAGTGTGATTTATTCCAGTTACATATGCAGCGTAACCTATAATAAGTGTCGCTGAAGTCGGAACATTATCAGGATCAAGTATAGGCCCCATTTTTGGCCAAAAAAATTGAGCGGTTGTAGAGTTAGTATACTGAAAAAACCCTCGTATTTCTTTATCGCCTACCTGTAGATGAGCTTGCCCGCCTCCCCAGTTAGAGTTCATAGCAGTAGTAAATCCAGAACCTGTAAGGGTAATTATTTGATAATTATTTGTATTAATTTGATAATTACTTAGAGTAACTGAAAAAGGATTATTAATATCTTTTAAAAACAGTCTGCGAGGTCCGCCAGCATAGTTACTAAGAGATGCGGGAATAAAAGTATTATTGTCAACAGTTCCTACAGTACCATTACTAAAAGTTATAGTGCCTGCTTGTTCTCCTCCTGAAGTTACTGCTTCGGCTCTGTAAGGGGCGTACCCGTGATATTTTGCCTCTACTGCTGGATTATCATTTAAGTATAAAGAGGCTTGGCCCTTTAATAAACCATAAATAGGCCCTTCACATAGAGCATCTGTTGCCGAAATATTTTGACCGACAGATCCTTCCATTCCTGCACCCATAGAATTTTTTGCATCGGGACTCGTAAAAAATAAAGAGCTCGCATTGTTGAGAATGCCCATTTATCTACCCCTCCTTCTGCCACGGACTCGATTATTACTAAATCGTTGAGTGTTTGTAATCAAGCCTCCGGTATTAGATAATACACTATCTTCGTTTCTTATCTCAAAACTTATTTGTCTACCCGGGATTCTTAAATGCCCATAACACACGGGAATAGGGTCTCCTTCATTAATATTTTGACTTGCCCCACTAAATAAATAACTTGTATCTTGATCGTCCGTTGCTGGGTCTTCGCTCAAAAGCTCTAGTAATCCTGCTGCGAACAAAAACTGACCTACAAGCTGTAAACCTGCTCCCACAGCGAATGCAGTTGCACCTGATAAACCAAAAAGTCCTACTCCTGCAATAAGTGCCCCGCCTGTTATAACTAAAGCTACCCCCGCAATGACTCCCAAAGCTCCTTTAACCAAACTGCTTAAGCCAGCTCCTGCAGGCACAGGGGTAATTACCATTGCTCCTTCAGGGTATTGTAAGAATAACTCATCTGGGTTTGTTATCGTGTGATCATTTACCTTCCAGTAAAAATAAATTCCTTTTTCGTAACAGTCTGCAAGATAGGTTTTAAAATCGTCAAAATTACCAGAAAGACAACGCAAAGCATCTTCAAAAGAGCTTGCCTCCATTCTTCTAACTTTGCCGAACTTTTCTCCTAGTTCGCCTTCTAAATACACGTCTCGCAACATTTTAAAGTTCCTCTGGCTTTACTATATTTAAAGCCATCTCTGGGTAGGTAAATATGTAGTAAGGTAAATTTAAAGTTTTACATAAAAGTAAATCTGCTTCTGAAGCCTCATTACTGCCGTTTATGTGGCTATGCACAATTGCTTTTATCTTATACTTGAAAAGCAAATTTAAATATTCATCTGGACAAAATCTAAAAGTATCTGGATCTTCTGAGATATTTTTGCATGGAATAAATTTATCTTCCTCTGTAATTATTCCGCAGCCTTCTCTTGGGTACTCTTTCTCAAAATGAGTATATATTTCATCAATCATTTAAACTTTTTCGACCCCGGAAAGCCTCCAAAAGGTAGAGACTTTGAAGTTTCTAAATAAGTTGAATCTGGAATAGTACCAATTAAACTGCTTTCATTGCTCGACATAGTAGATTGAATACCATGGAATCGTAATTTACACGATCTTATTCTTTTTCCGCAAACATCTATTCTTTTCCAATAGTAAGGATTATCTTTTGGCTCTTTATTTGCAGGAACAGCTCGTATGGCTTCATATATCTTCCATTGAGCATCCAGTAGCCTTCTTACTTTTGTACCCGAAGAGTACGAAGAAGAAGCGCTGTAAACCGCTGGAGCATTTGACCCTGTTATATTTGCAGTTATTAGCTTATCATCTTCATCAAAAAACATTCCAAATGAGTTTTTTGGAGCAGTACAGCCTCCTCTATTGTATAAAGCTCCTTGGTACTCCCAAGAACAATACTTTCCAACAACTCTTCTATTTGGCAAAGTAACTCTATCTAAATCAGCGGGAGTTGCTAATTCAAACTGTATTACGGAACTCATTTCATTGGAAACTCTATCTATAGTATAAGTATGAGAAGGGTACTCAATAGGAAGCATTGCCGTATCAGTAGATTCTTTCGTATACTTTAGTAGGGTAGATCTATAAACAAGAGTAGAATACAAAAAATCTTGTGCAGAGCCCAGTCCTTCATCTGTCAATACCTGCTCAATATTTGTTTCGTCGTTTGTTCCATCAGAATCGTTTGTTAGAGTTCTTCCAATGACCGGAATATTTGCCATATTCAAAGTAGGGCGGTTTGATCCGCCTCCCATCTTCGTTTCCAGCCCGTCTATCATAATTGGCATTGCTATGTACTCATTTAAAGCAGTACCTTCTTTATTTGCAAAATAAATATTCTTATTACCATTTAATCCATCATGAAAATATAAAGTAGACAAGTAGGGGGCAGGCAAAGTTAGCTCAAATAAGTGTACAAGGCTATCCCCCACTTCCTGAACTACTGATGCTTCAATTAGTTCTGCAGGAGAAGGGCCTACTACACCTGATATTGTTATAGTTGCTTGTTGATTACCATTTGAGTCGTACCCAATAATTGGGCCAAATCGAGAAGTACTACTAAAACTAGTTTGGCTTGCAAAACCTGTGCATCCTGCAAGAATTACAATTCTATAGGTTCCGGTTGCAGGTATAGGGCTTGAGCCAGGAGTTTGCCCGTCACTTGCTACAAGAGTATATTCCCCTGTTGATATATTTAGAGTATATATTCTTCCATGAGCTATAGTACCCCCTGCATGGTTAAACTCAAAATAATCTCCTTGAGTAGCAGAAAAAGTATCGCTTGTTAGAACAGTATTTATTACTGTTTTGGACTGTGATGTAGCAAAAGTTGGAAATGTTGCACTGCACGTAATAACTAGTCGTCCAAGACTATCAATAGAAAAAGACTTCGAACTACTTGTCATATATGTGGTATAGCTGTTCGAGCCATATGGTAATTGATGCCCATCAATAGTATAAGAATTACTATTTGCGTACACAGCATTAGCACTTGAATACTGCCAAGTCCAGTCACTTTGCGACAAAAAAGCACTTTGGCTTAAGCTAGGATTCGCAGTGTTACTGCTAATTTTACCAAAATCACCGTCTGGAACTGCAGGAGCAGAGTTACTTAAAGTAAAAGAGTAAGCCCCTTCATTTTCATTTGGAAATGTAGCAGTAAAAATATTAGTAGTTGCACTAATTGAAGTAGGAGATACTGAGCAGTTTGTAGCATTTGAAGCGGTGAGAGGATACGCTGTAGGGGTAAAAGTTACCTCTAACGAGTCTCGATTTGTAAGATTGTTCTCTGTAGAATCAGTAACTCCTACAGTTATACGTTTTGTGCTCATGGCTCATATACTCTTCTAAGTTCTGTACTAAGGGAATGAAAGTTTTCAGAAATATATGTAATATTATAGGTTTCAACTACTACTTTTATATCTGTATTACCGCTATGGTCTGTTACTGTAAGTGTAAAGCTTTTTCCAATCATTGCATCAAAATAAGCTGCAATTTCATAAATTTTTGCCGCTTCTCTGTTTGCAAAGTTAATAGTAAATATTTGATTATTTGGATTTACTCCGTCTGCAACTCTTTGCTCATAGCCATCCCCAAAAGAAGCTACTAAGACACGAGGAGTTGCTGTACGAATCATACCTCGATCTGCAACAACTGTTACAGCCGAAGATGGATCCCCAGAAGCGATTCCACCTACTGGAATTACAAATTGAAACTGAGACGACATTATCGTGTTCCTCCATACGGGCTAAGCATACCGCCTGGGCGCTTTTGATGTTGAATCTCACGTTGTACTGCGGCTGCGATTGCCTTACCCATTCCTTTTGCATCATCTTCTGTAGTAGTTTCTGCACTTCCGTCATTATTTATATTGACACTTACACTTACATTATTTGTTTGAGCACCTGCGCCTGACATCTCAACAGGTATTGATCGACCGTTTGGAAGAGGCACCACAGCTTCTGTGCCATGAAGCATAGCTAAATGTCCTGCATCCGAACCTCTTGCAATACCCCCGGCGGAATACCCTTTTAGTATACCCCCATATCTTCCACTTCCTGCTATAGAATTAATCATATCGTCAATTCCTGCACTACTCAGAGCGCCAGCTTTTGCAGTGGGGCTCGCTGCAGCTGCAGGGGTGGGCCCAAATAGGCCCGAAAGCATATTCATGCTTGCCATAATTGCTTGTTGTACTAATAATTTTGCTACGATTCTGGAAATATCTTGAATCATTGACTCTGCTAATGCCCTGAACGCATCTTTTCCGCTGGATGAGCCATCTATGATTGCTGCAAAAGCATTGGTAAAGTTTTCTTCCATAGACATTGCAGCGTCTTCTACAGCTTCTTGTAATTTATTAGTTAGCTGTATCTGCGCTTCGAGCATAAACTTCTTATGCTCTAACTGCTCTAGTTCGTCTTTAGTTGCAGCTTCTGACGCTTTTACTGCCATACCTTCTGTCTTTCTCATTTCAGTTCGCAAATTAGATGCGTTCGCACCCATTGTAGAGGTATAGCTTCCTGTTGCCTGAGCTTCTTGAAGAGATACATTTAATCTATGATTTAAAAGTTGATATTCTGATTGAATTGCTTGTTTAGCAACCTCACCACGTCTTTTAATAAGATCTTTTTCTGCGTCATATCTTTTATTGAAAGCATCTAATTCCATTCTAGCGCGACGCTGATCTTCATTAATATAGTAAAAAGGATTTTTAAGTCTTTCCTCTACCATTGCTTTATCAATGTTTCGCTCATCTCGTTTTTTTGCAAAATCAAGAATTTGCTTTTCAAGGTCCAAACGTTTTTTTGCTTCTTGCACTATTTTATTGGCAATATCTAATTCTTGCGACCTGGATTTATTGGCCTCTTTTGCGGTGGTTAAATCTCCGGCGGCCTCAGATTGAGCTGTATTAGCTTGAATATCGTTAATAACAGTTCTTAGTTTTATAGCAAGTAAATCTATAGCATCTTGTAGAGCTTGTCCTTCAGCTGTTGCTGCAAATTCAGCAGTGCTAATCCTTTTTTCTGCAGCGCCCAGAGTCATGGCGGCTCGTTTTACATTAATTTGATCAATAAGATTTAAGCGCTCTGCTTCTAGTTGCGCTGCATCATTTGCAAACTTAATTTGTTCTTTCTGGGCGGCTGTTTCATCCCCCATAAGCCTAATTCTATCTTCTTGAACTTGTAATATTCTTTTTTCCATATTATGTTCAAGCTCAACAATTTCTGTTAATGCAAACCTTTGTACTTTTAGTCGAGCAAGCTCACTACTAACTTGACTGCTATCCCCGCCTTCCGCAACTATTTCATCTCTAGTAGCTGTTAATTGCTCTATTCTTGTAGTAAGCTCTGAAAGAATACTTTCTCCCGTGCTTATTTCAGTTAGTTGAGCAACAAAACTTCCCATTCTTTCACTAAGCTGTGCGGCAGCCTGTGCTGCAGCAAACAACTCAGAAGTAACTCCCTGAGCACTTGTAAATGCTTGTTGAAACTTTTGTATTTGATCGTCAGAAATAGGACCGCCTGTAGCTAGAATTTGATTAATAGTAGTCAATAAAGCATCTACTCCAGGAAAAGAAATATTCGAAGTTTCTTTTGCTTTTTCAATAACGTCTTTCATCATTTCTAGGCGAGCTTTCATTGCCTTTCTTAGTTCATTTTCTTTAAGTGCAGCCGCTGTTGTAGCATCTAACACCCCGGCTTCTCTCGCCGCCTCAGCAGCAGAACTCGCGCCAGCTCCTCCTAGCCCTCCGCCAATACCAGCTAAAAGTGTGCCTCCTCCATATAAAAGCCCCTTACCTAATAGAGTTTGAGGACTGCCTCCTGGTAAAGCTTTTGCTGCAGTTTTTAAAACACTCGCTACAGTCAGTACGCCAGCAGCTATTCCACCAAACATCGATGCATTTTTAATAGTAGATTCTCGCGCTGTTTCTCCTACTTGTTGTTGCGCTATGCCTAACTCCTTTAGCTGCTTTGTCATTTCTGCCATATCTTCCGAAGTTGTTGCGCTAAAAAAGTTGGCCATATTCTCATAAAATTTTAAACTTCCACTGCCGGTAGTTTTTGATTGAATTTCAGCAAACAAACTCATTTCTTTATTTACACTTTGAAGTTTTCTTCTTAAATCGTCCGCTGCTTCTGCTTCTTTAGCTAATTTTGCTTCTTCGTCTGTTGGAGGCTTCGCAGTGAACTCTTTGTACATTTGATACCCTGTAAAAGCTAATGCAGCGTAAGAGACAAGAGATAATGCGGTAGAAAAAGCTGTCGCAATTCCTGCTGCTGCACCTTTTGCAACCGCTGCAATACCTGCAAATCCCGCTTTAGCTCTTAACTGAAAAATTTGCATTTTAGTCAATGTTTTATCTATTTCTACATTCATATTCATAAAGGCTTCGTCCATTTCACGAACCATATGAATTTTCATTCCTGTAAATGCACCTTTTGTTACAATTCCAAGCCTATTAACATTATTTTCAGCGGCAGCTACGGCTGATTTAAATCGAGCGGCATCTGCTCCCGATAAGTCCTTTCCTTCGGAGAACTTAGTTAAAAAGCCTGCGTTAGCTCCCATAGCCATACCAGCAGCGGATAAACCTCTTAAGTCATTTTTAAAATCTTTTGCTGACTTTTGAGCCAGTTTTGCATCCTCACGAACACCTTGATAAAATACTCGTTGCTTTTCTGCAGCATCTTGAGCAGCATCTGCAATACCTGCAAAACTAAATCCTAAAGCCCTTAACGGCCCGGAGAGAAGAACACCTAGAGATGCAATTGCAAGAGCCGGAGTATCTTGAAGAACTTTTGCTAAAGGACCAGCTATAGCATCTACAACTTCTTTAACTTTCATGATAATGTCATCGAAAGCTTTTCCTAGCTGTGCATATTGGTTAGGGCTTCTTCCAACTATATCCAGTATATCTCCGTACTTCTCCTCTGCCTGCCTTATAATATCTGTAGTTACTGCTTGCTGCTTTTGAAAAGTTGTGAGCTCATTTGCATTCAAGCCAAGAGCTTGAGCATAGTCTTTAGAAGCTTTTTCCAATCGCAATATAATACCTAATTCATCAAGAAGTTCTGGTTCTGCTTTTGTAGCACCCCGCACAAGACGATTAAAAGAATCTGTAACATCTCGTCCAAGAATCTGAGAGGCATCTGCTGCTGCCTTACCCAAACGCGTAAGTTGGTCTGCATTTAGACCTGCAGCTGTACCAATAGCTGCTGCTTGAGCAGCATCTCTGAACTGTATCTGAGCATTAGTTGCCTCAATAATATCTTGAGTAAGGGTACCTAAAGCAACGCCCGTAGCAGAAGCATAAGCAACTTGACCTGCTTGTAAAGATTTTAATTCGCCCGCAGACTTTAAAAAGTTAAATGCAGCAGAAACAGCAAACAAAGATGCCGCAAGCGATGCATATGCGCCGACAAGACCGCCCATCCCCTGTTGCATTTTTGAAAAATTCTTTGCAGCATTTGAAGACGCGTTAGCAGTACCTTTTATATTTCTATCTGTTTCTCTTGCGGATTTGCCTACTCGAGTACTAGCCTCATCTACGCCACTTAAAGCATCGCGTAATTTTTTAGCAGACACAGTTGCTTTCTGCATCTTACCATTGACTTCAATATCAATCTGTATTTTTTTAGCCATTAGCCTTTTACATTATAGGTGTAATTTTTTCCACCGCTTTTTTGACGTTCTGCTCGTTTACGTTCTGCTTCTGCTTTATCTGCTCTATGCTCTACTATAATTCTTTCATAGCTTTTCATAAAATAGAGTATAGTTGTTCTGTCTTCAATTTGGTACGTATCAAAATAAAACTCTATACCGTCCCAAATTTTGCCCATATAAGTACCGCTCATACCTTCCCATCTGTCCGGTAATAAGCTAATCATAAAAAATGCCACTTGAACCTCAGGAGGAAACTCCGAAAGCTCGAGCGGCATTTTGGTAGGGTCTGGTTCTTGACCTAGTTGTTCGCACACAAGAAGGTACTTCTCTACATCGAAGTTAGTATCCTGCTCTTGTATGTGGCGTTTGAGTAGAGACTCTACTCTCTCTACTTGTTCCCAGTAAAATTTTCAAGATCACCTATAGCCTCCGTAACCCAAGTATCAAATACACTTGAGTTTTTCATTAGAAGCTCGGCATTTTCTTGAGTATAAGGAAGTTCATCCTCAGGGTCCAGGTTTGAAACATCTACCAAAAGAAGCTCTTCTAGGTAACGAAATTTAATCCCAGACCAGTCTTTAATTACTGCCTTACAATACTCAACAATAAATTTATCTTCATCCATCTCTTCTTCAGGCTGGCGTGTTTTACGATTGAATTTAGTACTAATGCAACGTTTGCGTAGTTTAAGTAATTCATCTCGTCCTAAATAGCATAGTTCAACGGACATTCCGGTATATCCTGGAAAATCTATACTAACGGTTTTGCTTGGCGTCAAAAGACTTGACAAAGAAACAGGGGTATCGCTCATTTTGTATCCTTTTTTAAAGTAAAAATTTATATTTTGTAATTATAGGCGAAGGGAGCTGAAAAGTCAAGAACTTTTTTTCGCACCATAAATAAAAACCCGCCGAAGCGGGTTTTAGTAAAAGTAAGCTAAACTTATGGGGCAATACCCTTATAAGTAATTTTAACTTCATCTGCATCCGTAATAGTAGAAGGCAGAGCGTGGAAGTTAGTCTCCAAAGAAATAACATCTTCGATCTGGTGAGTAGGAATGTCAACGTGAGCACTTGGGAATTCAAATGCGACGCCTACGCCAGTAGCAGCAGTAATATCACCGATAGTAAACTTCAGATTAAACTTATTACGAGTCAAACCTGTTGCAGTTGAAAGATCCTTAAAGAATCGTGCACTACGGTTATCTGTGCCGGTGTTGTCATCATTCAAGTAGCAAGTAAATGAACCAGTAATATTTCTAGTACCAGTTACGTGACCGATTGGTGTATTTACTCGGCAAAGCTCTTCTGGAGTCAAGAATGTAATGTTATTCTCGAGGTTAATGCTGCCTCCAGTAAGAATCAAATTATAAGATGAAAGAAACTCTGCTGTAGAGTCTCCATCTTGATCCAAGTCTCCTGCTTCTCCAAAAGTTTGGTCAACGTCAGCATCCGGCTGTACAGTCAAAGATGCAATACGATTACGCAAGAAGTTATTTGTAGCAGTTACACCACCACGGCCCAGAGTGCTTGCTGAGTTAGTATTAAAGTCAATTGCTGAGCTAGCATCAACTTGAGATACGGTGCTTCCGAAGCCTGACCAATTGATAGTAGTGATACCGTCAATGTCAAAGTCGACGCCCGCAGTATTTACAACACAACCTGCAACTTTATAGATTGTTTGACCATTTGCTTCGCTATAGGCCGACTCGTCAGCACCTGGAGCACAACCTCCAAGGACAAAGTAAAGATCAAAAGTACCAAGTTCAGTACGATCTGAATCATTTGCATCAAGCACAAGAGTACTTCCTGCAGTTGTACCTCGAGCATTTACAACTACATTTGTATTAGAGTCTTGATCCCACTCTTTGTTTGTAGCGTCCCAAGTTTTTGCTCCGAGGAAGAATGCCCAAAGAACTTCTTCTACCGCTGTCTGAGCACTAGACTCAAATACAGGGCGAGCATACGTAGAGAATGACCACTCCGCAGGCTCAAGAGCATTTGTGAACATAGAACGTCCACGATTTGAATTTCCGGAAGTATCTTGCATTTCATTCAAGGTTACCTCCGTTGTAGCCGTAGATTGCGAGAAAGAATACCCGTCCAGTACCGGAATCTTCCAATATACCGCAGTTGATCCCGCAGGTGCAATATACACATGGGTATCACGGCTTAATTGAATAGTTGCTGCCATAGCATTTCTCCTAAAGATTGAAAGGACAAGGACGTGAACTTTTGTTCGTGCCTGTCGTTTCTAGTAATGAACCTGAACGAGTATTTCGGCTATACCGAACGGTTCAAGAACCCCTTCGTCAGTATCAATACTGACTATTAATATATCATATGTAGTTTGAGTACTACCTTGTTTATCTACGTAAGTAAGCTTTCCGTTTTCTTCAATAACAGTCTCAACATCTTCAATTAATTTGTCAAGAGCGTCTTGAGCATCTGTCTGCTTTACATAACAACGTAGTGTGATATTTAAGTAGCGATCTTTGTAACCGCCCCCTTGGTACTGCCTTGTTTCTGATCCTGCATTTAAATGGATTGCAGGAAACTGATCAACTTCGTCCCAAAACTTTAACCGAGGATGTACATTATTGTAAACATCGGTTAAAAAATTACCAGTTTCGTTTATTTCTTTTAGTTTTTCAACTAAAGCATTAACAATAGAAGCTCTTCGAGTAGTATACAGTCGATGGTTTGTTGACATTACTCTCTCCTAGTATAAAATCTGCCTATTGCAAATTGAGCTGCTATTTCTCGTATTGACATATCAATTAACTTCCGGGGATCGTAGTCTGGGCTGTAGCGTCCTCCTTTTTCAAATACTTGATATGGATCTTTCTGGTAAGTATATCCAATACTTGGATACCCTTGTGCTGTGTTATTTATGTCCGTAATTTTTACGGAATCTGCAAATCTACCTGTTTGGTAAGTCAACCTTGGAGGCGTCATATTTTTTCCAACAGTTTGAGGTAGTTTCTTATTTAGTGCTGTTAAAAGAAGTAAAGGTTGTGAAGCAATACCTCTTTGTGCTACTGCTTTTTTTGCTTTCTTAGACTTTTTCCTTTGAGGAGTAGTCGTCTTAACTTTTTTAGACTTTTTTGCAGCATCTGCTTTTGTAGGTCTTGGCTTCTTTTTCTTGTAGTTGGTTTTAAAACCTCTACCTAAATATTCTCCGAAAGCGTCTTCAATATCTTCTTCTAAGTTATTCGAGCCTTTCATCTTTGAGATGTCTATCTCTCCAATATACTTTTCGAATATTTCAGTATCTTCTTGAATAATACCTGAGAAGATCTCTCCTACCCAAGCAGCTAAACGACCTTTGTATTGGTTTAGCTCCTCATATTCTACTTCGATCTCGATTTGCCCGCTAATACCTTTTACAATATCAACATCTTTTTGCCACTGAGCTTTTAAGTTTGGACCTCTTTGTGCAATGTCTCTTAGATCATTAATTAAGTCAAACTTATCTGTACCATCTAGTTCTGTTATAGCATCAATTTGCTTGACAATGCTATACAGGGCCAGTAGCTGCTGTCTTTCAGTTTTTGTTAGAACGGTGCCTTGAGCGTCTCCGTCCAACACAAGAGCTATACTAGCTCGTAGTACTGAAATATTCTTGTGCCCGAACTGATCTCTTTCTTGTGCTATTTCAGGTACTAACTTGTTATAAAAGTTTTTTATCTGTCTAAAGTTTGCATTATCTTGTGTAATCTTTTGTGCGGATCGAAGCTGAATTCTGCCTTCGCCGCCAAACTCTGACATATCTATGGTCTTGCCAGATATAGCCACCTCCTCTTCTGACATTCCCTCTATTGCTTTGTTATAAGCGTCTACAAATTTATTATATCTATCTAAGTACTGGTCATCTAGTTCAAAAATTTGCTTTACTTCTTTTCTTCGATCAATTAGCTTTCTTAATCTACTCGCCTGAGTGTAGCGCCTCTGAAGTGCAAACTTTACAAACTCTTCAAGACTTCGTGGCTTTGATCGACTCATTAGAAGTTTTTATACATATCCAGGACTCTCTTTATATGGTCTGGGAATCCTTTGCTTTCTCCTGAAGGAGCGTTTTCCATTGTCGCTCCGGAAAGAGTTCGACGACCTTTGTGCTCATCTTTAAAGTAGTAATTAATTAAATCAATTACTGCAATCTGTAAGTCCGCAGGGGTTGAAGCATAGCCAGCAGTGTAAGTAACTTTAACTGAGCCTGCCCCCTTGGGCCAGTTTTTATAGGTAGACCCCGTAACGTACAGTACACTATCCGTCGTTTTGTCAAGATAATAGTCTGTAGTTGCCACGGTGGTGTAACTTTCCGATACGGAGTCTCTTTTCTCTACAGAAACAACACTATTTACAGGACTTTCCGTCAACTGTACAACATGTGTGTTCCAATCAATATTAAACTCTTCTACTTTATTAGTAGAGTAGTAATCTACTATAGAATTACCGCAGTAGTTTTTTACTAATTCACTCACGGACTCGATGATGCGAGTCAGCTTGTAGTCATCCCGGGGGTTGGCTATCTGCTCTGCATCTTTAAATTGTTGTAAAGTAATTAAATTAGCCATAAGTGTATTAGTAAAAAACTTGGGGAGGAAACCCTCCCCAGTTTATAGCGTTAGCTATTAAGCTACGTAGTCGAGCTTGATGCAGGGCTCTGCACCAGTTGCGCCTGCGAACAGCTCTTGGAAACCAAGTGCCTGAGACGCGACGATTACACGACGCTGATTCATAACTTCGTAGTCCTGCTCTACAGATACACCGCGGAGGCGAGGAATTACATAGTTACGAGTGTTAACGATGAACGCTGCAGGAGCACCAGCTGCCTTAGCAGGCATTTCCTCAGATACGATAACGGGAGTACCGAATACCGCACCAAGAGTACCGATGACGCGCGTAGCGAGGTCGTTACCAACTTCATCCAAAGTTTGGAACTTAGGATCTTCGAGGAGAGAGTAGTAACACTCTTGGCTGACAACGTATGCCATTTCAGAAGGATTGATGCCATACTTGCCCATCAGACCACGAGCTGCAAGCAGCTTGTCTGCAGAAAGTTCTGAGTTCGCAACACCACCTGCAATATCAGAGATATCGAGGGTAGCGCCAGCAGCGGCAAAGCCGTCAAGACCAGTTACTGAACCTGAACCGTTAAGAATTGCATTCTCAACAGCGCGACCGTGTGCACGTGCAACACCTTCTACAAGCATGGGCATGAGGTTAACGAGAACTTGCTCATCAACATCGTTGTCCATGAAGGTGCTAGAAACCAGACGGTATGCATTCAGAGTAACTTCTTTTGCATTGTACTGGTTTGCAGTGACTTGAGGACGGTTCTCCAAGTTACCTGCAGGAGCAGAAGCAGCAAACGCGGCCATGCCAGTATCAGTTTGGAGAGGCAGTACAGTAGCACCGCTAGTTACAGGAATTTCACGGAACAAACGAGCTACTTTCAGCTCACGCATGATTTCCTTCTCAATAGCAGTAGAGACAGAAGTATCAATGCTACCTGCGTTTGCAGCATAGTTGATACCCAACTTCTCTTGGACGTCACGACCGAAGTCAGTGTCCCAACCCTTACGAGTCATAACACCCAACATATGAGCTGTTACCAACTCATCAGTGTGCTTCTCGAGGTCTGTTGAAGAAACGCGATCAGCGAATACACGCTTAGACTCACGCATCTTAGTGAGCTCTTCGCTCTTCTCTTCGAGTTCCGTCTTGTACTTAGCAAGAGTCTCTTCGAAATCAGCATTACGCTTATTCAGATCTTCTTGCAAGTCTGCAACCAGCTTCTCAGTGCCTGACTCGATGCCAGTACGAATAGCTGATGAAACTTCTTGTTCTTGCTGAGCTTTGGCTTCGACTTCTGCCTGGGCCTTCTCAGCTGCTTCTTGAGCAGCCTTCTCTTCAGCTGCTTTTTGCTCGGCTTGCTTCATTGCAATCTTAGCAGCAGTCTCTTCTGCTACCTTCTTTGCAAAAGCTTCCAAGTCGACTTCGGGAGTTTGTACCTCCGACATAATGATCTCCTTGTTCTCGGATTTTTCCGATACATCCGGTGTTTCACTAGCTACCGATGAATTTTCATCCTTAGCCAGAGACTGACCGGCTAGATCTACACGATTGGTGAAAGTTTTCTTGAATTCATTGTACTCTTCCATAGAGCCAAACGATTTCGACAGAGAGAAAGTAGCTGCTTGATTACAAGGCACAGAAACAACTGATACCTCAAACAACTCAGCATCCTTAATCTTTAGTCCGTCGGTTTCCGATATATGCTCAGCATCCTTGACTCGGAAACCAACAGAAAAAGCTCCAAGAATGCCTTCTTTAACAAGCTGCGCCACATGATCTGGCGCAGATTTTGAAATTTTAGCCTTTAATTCCAGGCCGCTTTCAGTAACTTTTAGTCCTGTAGCACGACCGATAGGCTTGTTGTAGTCATGATTAAAAAGAATGATTGGATTCTTTTCAAAATTCCTAAGTCCACCTTTTGTCCAAGCCTCTGCCATAATGACATCATTTGCACGATCCTCATCATGAGTACTTGCCATACCGCAGATGTGAACACCCCCATCGTCTTCCTCGAGGGCTTTAAAAGTAGAAGTGAGATTAAAAATCTTTTCCATTAGTCTTCACTCTTCTCTGCCTTAGCAGCTTGGCTCAATGCAGCTAAAGGATCCTTCTTCTTTGAGGATGCTTTAGGCTTGGGAGCCGGGGGTGGGGGAGGAGGTGGAGTAGAGGCTTTTTGAATCTCTTCCCACGCCTCTGGAAGGTCATGCTCAATACACCCAAGCATACGCCCCCAACTAGAAAAATGATTTTGTATTTGGCCAAGGCTAATAGGTGCATTTGAATCTACTTTCCAATCATTTGCACTAAGCACCTTACCCTTTTCAATCATATGCATAGCTACGGCTTGTAGTACGTGTTTTCGTACGCGAAGTCTTGCCATTATTCTTCTCCTTCTTCTGTAGGTCTACCGCCCTCGCTTGGGTTTGCAGCGCTGCCTGCAATATTTGCAGGAACTCTTAACTCATCATACCCATCAAGAGGTTCGTAGTTTAGAGCTTCTCGTGCTTCATTCGGACTAATGATTCCGGTATTAACAAGTGCTTGATAATACGAAGCTTGATCGCGAAGCTCAGGTTGTAGGGCTGGAATATTGCTAGTCTCTTCCATTACCTCGAAGCCGAAGAATCTTTCCATTGCAAAATTTATTTTGCGAACAATAGGTAGTATAGATTCTAAGTAATACAACCGCATATTGGGTCGTAGATTAGCATTATTACCAGAGTCTAAAAGAATCGGAGGAATGCCCAATGCTTTTAGTATAATTTTTTCGTTCTCTTCAATAGCTTGTTGAAAGTCAAGCTCTTTGAAGTTTACGTTTGAAATTTCATCAATCTCAATGCCGCCATCTAAAATTAGAGGTCGTCTGCCTCCGGCGTCTGGTCTGTAACGAGCAGACCAAGATTGAATCATTCTTTCTTTAATTTTTTCTGATAGAGTGTTTGGGGACTTTAGTACAAGTCCAGGAACAGCTCCATTCTTAAAGAAGTTATCTTGAAAGCTTCTCATACGCTGCATGAGTACCATTGTACGTAATGCAGGCTTCAAGCGAGAAACTCCACGATAGATAGAATAGAATGAGTTCTCTTTTACATGAATAATCTCACTCGGCTTGTAGTCTATCTTTTCGTTATAGCTAAACTTTTCAATGTAGGTGGTCTCACTTGCGTGAATTGTCATCTTACTTGCAGGAAGATGATACAAATGTACACCATCATAGTAAATAAAAATGTTTCCGTCAATAATATAATCAATTAAGATATTACGACGAAAGGAATTTATATCTTGAAAAAGGTTAGGCTCCTTATTCAAAAGAAGGTCTACGCGAGACCTTTTAATACCCTTTATAACGCTTTGAGTAGGTAGTTGATTACCAACTGAAACATTTATTTCAGCACAGTCATCAACTAGCATATTTACACCGCGATTTACAATCTCTAAGTCTTCGTAAGCCCTTTCAAAGTCAAACGTAGGCTCGCGGCTGCTTTCAGTCTTATGGTCATAGTAAGGTTGTGCAGGATTTAGCTTTTCACTATCCGCCTGAGGAGCCCTGCCGATTATTCTATCATACCATGCCATGTTTTTCTCTTTGAATTTCTACCCAGCGCATTTGTTTCTCTGCCGTGCCAAGTCCAGGATTTCTTCCGTAAATTTTGTGCAGTTCTAGATGATGCGCATGGCAGATAGTAACAGTATGTTCGTACAGCTCTGCCCAGTTGTCTTCTATGAATTCGTCCCGCCAAATCGTTATATACTCATCCGTATAGTGCGAAGGTCTTTCTTTTATCTTCTGCCTTAACCACTTTGATAGCAAGGGACTTAAAGAATAAAAATGATGAAAGTCTAGAGAACTCGTTGTTCCACAGATGAAGCATTCATCATCCTTTTTATATTTTGATTTTGCTCGATCCCTTATATACTTCACAGGGTCTCTCTTGAGCTTTTTCATTATTGCCATTTTAACCTCTGGGAGATGAATTGTCAAACATTATTTTTACAAGGTCTCATCAAAACGAAGTAATCGAAGTTTCGAATGAGTACAAAGCATACCTTAGTGCGTCTGCCATATGCGATGCTCGATTATGCTTTGGCTTTTCCCGGGCTAGATTAGGATTTGGATCCCACTGGTATTGATCTAAGCACGTTAAAGTTTCTGCGCATCGCTGATCGACAAATAATTTATCATTGTCTACAATTCCTGCTACGTGTGCGATGCCATCCAAAACTGATTTCTTTGCGTTTGTTGTAGGTATATCGTAGTTTTGTGCGAAGTCAAATCGAGTTTGCTGTGCTGCAGAATCTATGTAAATATAATCTATATCCCACTTTTCCATTCGTCTTTGGATTTCAACGGCATGTTGCTCCGTTGTTTTTTCTGCGTCAAGATACTCATCTAGAACATAATACTTTTCTTCGTCCCAATCATAAGCAATTACGCAAAAAGCAGTAGGATCACGATAACCGACGTCAAGGC